CCAACGGCCACGTGTACGTCGATCCTGCCCAGTGGCTTGCGCATGCCGCCTGGGCCAATGAGGAGCCGCCCGGGCCGAGGAGGCGGTCCATCTTGCTCGCGGCCAAGATGTACAGTGCGCTCTACGAGGCGCCGAATGCCCCGGTCGTCGCGCCCATTGCGTGGCGCGTCTTGTGCAGGATTGGCGTGTCTAAGGAGACAATGGTCAAGTTTCTCGCTAAAGACCGGTTGCTTCACGCGTACGACAGGATCATGCTTCTCAAAGCGCTCGAGCTCCGCCTCCTTGAACCGCGGGTCGAGATGTCCACGCGCGTCGCCTGTGAGAAGAAGTTCGGGGTCTGTGTGCAGGAGCAGCTGCGCCTGGAAGCCGCTGTCCCTTGCATGCAGCCGGGCGGGCGGTATGAGGTCGCGTATGACGTGCCCCGTGCGTGGAGAGAGTACACGCGCGACTTCATGCACGCCGATGAGCAGCGTGTGCAGTCGCTCTCAACGCCGGCAGACTTGCCGCCCCTCCGCCCGGGGCGCAAGTACGCGATTCTTGCTTCGCTAACGTCACTCCTTGGCCAGGAAATCCAGACGCGGCAGGGCTGGCCGCCCGACCAGCTTGTTAAGCAAGAAAACAATGCCTCGAACGCAGAAAGCGAAGAGCAAGCCGGCGGCGCGCCCTGGAAAGGCCGCGCCAAAGGCTGGAGGGAAGAAGAAGAATGCCGTGCGGAACGGCAAGAAGAAAACCGCCGCGTCGGCCGCGCGCGGCGGTGCGGGCGTCCAGAGCGCCCGTACCTTCTGGCAGGCGGCGGCGCTCCCAAGCGGCGCCGCCGTCAGGCCAGACGGGAGTCTGACTTTCCAGGTGAGGAGGGTCAAGCGGGGCGTGATCGACGCGAGAGCGGCGCGGCCGCTCCACTCCGCCGACTTCCTCATGAAGTTGGGCGCCACGCCCAAGGCCGCGTCCAGTCCTCTCGGCAACAACATGAGCGTGGACGAGATCGCGATCGAGTCGAAGGGCGCCGCGATGCCTCGGTCTGCCGGCCTCGCCGACTGCTCGCTCGGATTCGCAAAAGCGATCACGAATCCGTTCGGCTCGTTCGACGAGTTGCCGTGCGTGCC